ATGGACTCCAATTGAACCTTATTAAATAAATTATGGCATCAACTTATTCATCAGATTTAAAATTAGAACTTGTAACAACCGGAGAAAAAGCTGGTTTATGGGGAACTATTACTAATACTAATTTACAAATTTTACAACAATCCTCATCAGGTTATTTAGCTTTAGCCGTTGGAGGATCAGATGTAACATTGTCTTTAGATAATGGAGCTACTTCAAATGGTAAAAATTTATATATTAAATTAACAGGTACCTTGACAGCTAATAGAACTGTAACAATGCCAGCAAGTGCAGAAAGAGTTTTTATTCTTGAAGATGCAACTGTTAGAGGAACATCGAATAGAACATTAAGCGTATTAACAGCAAGTGGAACAGCTTTACCTATACCTGTTGGAGCTACAATGTTAGTTAAATCAGATGGTACAAATACCACTAAAGGAATAACTCAAAAAGGTTATAATACGATTACAGATTCAAACACACCCTATACAGCCATAGCTGCTGATCAAATTTTAGCTAACACAACAGCTAACCCAATCACTATACTTTTACCTGCTTCACCAGTTACAGGTGATGAAGTAACTATTATTGATGCTAGAGGTACATGGGGATCTAATAACTGTATAATAAATAGAAATGGAAAACCTATTAATTCTGCAACAAATAATTTAACATTAAATACTAATGGTCAATCTATTACATTAGTATATATAGACTCAACAAGAGGCTGGGCTTATAAAAGCAACACAGCATAGGAGCTGAAAAATGGCTCTAATTGATTTTAAAGTATTACCTGGAATTGATAAACAAGACACCACTTCTGGTGCAGAATTTCGTTGGGTAGATTCAGACAACACAAGATTTAGATACAACTTACCGGAAAAAGTAGGGGGTTGGTCTTCGTTATTAACTGATACTATTGTAGGTGTTGCTAGAAAAGAATTTGCATTTGTTGATTTAGATGGAAATAGATATGTTGCAATAGGAACAGATAAATTTTTACTTATATATTTTGAAGGTCAATTATTTGATATCACACCTTTAAAATTACCTTTAGCGTCTTCTACCATTGCAACTGTTAATAATTCTCCAATTTGTACCATAACTACAGCAAGTGCTCATAATTTAGAACCTGGAGATATAGTTTTATTTAATAGTGTTACCTTACCTAGTAGTACTGGATATAATGCAAGTGATTTTGACGATAAATTATTTCAAGTAACTACAGCATCTACAACAACAACTTTTACAATTACTCAAAGTACTAATGCAACAGGTACCGTATCTACAGGAGGAAGTATTTCTGTAATACCTTATGAAAAAATAGGTCCTGCAGCACAAACTTATGGTTATGGTTTTGGTATTTCTCAATATGGTGGACCTGTTTCAGGAGCTTTAACAAATACTTTATCTTCAGGAATTAATGATAGTGTAAATATAATTCCAGTTACATCTAACACAGGTTTTCCAACAGCAGGAACTATTTTAATTGGTACAGAACTTATTACCTATACCGGTAAGGGCACAAATACTTTTACAGGTGCAACCAGAGGAGCCCTAGGTACAACAGAAACATCTCATAGTAATTCTGCTGTAATTACCGATGCTTCTGATTATACAGGTTGGGGTTCAGCAGTTCAAGCTTCACAAGTTACCTTAGAATCTGCTTTATGGTCGTTAAGTAATTTTGGTCAAGTATTAGTTGCAACTATTGCAAATGGTAAAACATTTACATGGAATGCAGGTATTGCAGCAAGATTTACAACTAGAGCATCGACAGGTACTTCAGGTTTTTCAACTGCTAATAATCCAACAGCTACAAGAGTTACTTTAGTATCCCCTACAACACGTCACTTAATTCATTTAGGAACAGAAACAATAATTGGAGATAGTACATCTCAAGATGATATGTTTATAAGATTTTCAGAACAAGAAGATATTAATGACTATGTACCTACCTCTATTAACTCAGCAGGTTCACAAAGATTACAAGATGGAACAAGAATTATAGGAGCTTTAAAAGCTAAAGAAACTATTCTGGTTTGGACAGATAATGCTGTTTACACTATGAAATTTATTGGAGCTCCATTTACATTTGGTTTCGAGCAAGTAGGGACTAACTGTGGATTGATAGGTAAGAACGCTGCTATTGAAATAGATGGTGTAGCTTTTTGGATGTCTTCGAATGGGTTTTTTATGTTTGATGGTACGGTTAAATCATTACCTTGTTCTGTTGAGGATTATGTATATGATCAAATAGATACAACAAAAGGTCAACAAATTTGTGCAGGTATTAATAATTTATTTACAGAGGTTACTTGGTATTACCCTTCTACTAATTCAGAATATAATGATCAATATGTGGTATTTAACTACGGTGAAGCAATGAAAGGTGGAGTCTGGTATATAGGAACGGAAGCTAGAACTACTTGGATTGATGCTACTATTTATCCAAAACCTATTGCAACAAAATTTAATAGTTCTAATACAGGAACTTTTCCTACAGTAATAGGTGAAAATGGCTTAGGTCAAACAACTTTATTTGAGCATGAAGTAGGTACGGATCAAATTAATCCAGATGGGTCAACAACTACAGTTACTTCTTTTGTTAAATCATATGATTTTGATCTACAATCTAAACAGAAAGGACCTGATGGTAAAGCTTCAGGACCAGCAATATCAGGAGAAACATTCTTAGCAGTAAGAAGATTTGTACCTGATTTTAAAAATTTACAAGGGGATGCTAAAATAACATTAGGTGTTAAAAGATATCCTCAACAATCAGAGACTACAACAGCTTTAAGTCCCTTTACAATTAACTCAACTACTGATAAAAAGGACACTAGAGCAAGAGGCCGTTTCGTCAACATCAAAATAGAAAATGATGGTGCAGGTGAAAGTTGGCGTTTTGGAACATTCAGAATTGACGTACAACCAGACGGAAGAAGATAATGGCAAAAACTTTATATGAACTAGCAATGGAGTATTTAAATCAGGGAATGCCTGATATAACTCAAGCACCAAGAACCGTAAATCCTACAATTCCTGTTACACCTAAAAATCCTAATGTTCCAACAGCAAGGATATCACCTATGCCTGGCGGTGGCGGTGGCGGTGGAAGTAATGATTTTAATCCCTACAATCCAGATCCTAATACAGTAAGGAATAGTAGTAATTATAGTCCCTATGCTTCTAGACAGGCTTCAGAAAGATCTTACATTGGAGCACCTGGTGATTATAGTTATTCTTCAGGCACAGAAGCACAAAAAATGATGGATAATTATCCAGAATACTATGAAGGTAAACAACTAACAGGTCTACCCGGCGCAGCACAAAATTATTTAAAAAATAGTTTTCTAGGGAAAGGATTAACTGCTTTAGGTGATATGCTTCCAGTTAACAGAAGAGCTATTTTAGAAAATGAATTATTAGGTTCAGGAATGCAATTAGATGGTACTGGACAATTTGTATCCGATGGTGGGGCAGCTTATAAAGCAGATGGTTCTAATATTATGGCAGGATATAATTCTTATCACGTAGATAGAGGTACTTTTCAAAAAAGAAGAGATAGAGCAGCCAAAAATATGGATCCTAACTCAAAAGCTTTTAAAGATTTTAATATAGCTCTTGATGCGGCTGAAAAAAATTTCTTTGGTGCAAAAACTAAAGCAGATATGGTTTATGATGATAAAAAATTAGCGAAAGATCCAACATATAAATCTCTTGCTGATAAAATAGCAACAGGGAATGCTATTAATTTAGAAAAAGAAGGTGATGAAGATATAGATATTTTTGATCCAAACAATAAAATAAAAAATACTAGTGTATTTACAAAAACTCCGACTGATGTATTCTACGATGATTTCCCAGATACAATTACAGACAAAGATAATAATGACTTTGATGGTATTACTCCAATAACTGGAGGAACAGATCAAAATGATTATACTGGACTTGGACCTATTACTGGAGGAACAGATCAAAATGATTATACTGGACTTGGACCTATTACTGGAGGAACAAATCAAAATGATTATACTGGACTTGGACCTATAATTGGAGGAACAAATCAAAATGATTATATTGGACTTGGACCTATTACTGGAGGAACAAATCAAAATGATTATACTGGACCTATAACTGGAGGAACAAATCAAAATGATTATACTGGAAATATGGGACCTATAACTGGAGGAATGAATCTAAATGATTATGATAGTGGATATGATTTCAGTGATTTTGATGATGGTGATAATAGTAGAGCTGATCCTACTGGAACAGGTAATTTTTCTGATACTATAACAGGCAATGATACAAGTCCTGGTGCAACAGGTGGAGAAGGTGGCGCTGGTACTGGAGGTGGCCGTAAAATAGTCTGTACCATGATGAATGAATCATATGGCTTTGGATCATTTAGAAATAAAATTTGGTTAAAACATTCTAAAGGTATGGCACCAGAATATCAAAAAGGTTATCACAAAATATTTTTACCATTAATTAAAATAGCTAAAACAAATAGAGTAGTTAAAAAAGTCTTAGAACATATTGCAATACATAGAACCATCGATATTAGACAAGAAGCAAGAGGCAAGACTCATTTATTAGGTAGAGTATATAGAAAAATATTAGAACCTATTTGTTATTTTGTAGGAAAAAATGGCTAAAATAGTAGTGAGAGTACCAGAACCTAAAGAGGAATATGATATCTCTAACCAGAAACAAATTAATAGAGCAATAGCTTTAGTTGTAGAACAATTAAATTCTACATTTTTAAACGAACAAAAACAAGAACAAGAAAGGTTTACGTGGTTTAATGGCTAATATATATTTAAATGCTAAAAAAGATTTAACAACTAATGCAGTTACGACTGTATATACTGTTCCATCAAACTCTAGAGCAATACTAAAATCTATGTATGTATCAGAAGATACTGGAAATGCAGATACAATTACAGTAAAATTATTTGCTGGAGATCCAGCAAGTGCTGATTCTTTTAGTCTATACAATGTAAAAGCTGTTGGCGCTAACGCAACCGAACAACTAATAACAGAACCCATTATAATGATGGAAAACGAAGTACTACAAGTTACAGCAGCTACTGCAAATAGGTTGCATGTTACGTTGTCTGTATTAGAAATAAACAGGAATTAAATATGTCATTTATAGAAACAGAAGCATCCGTAAGATACGAAACAGTTAACGGTAAAAAGACTATGATTATTACACCTAAATGTGAAGTAACGTTAACTAATATGGAAACAGGACAAGAATATATGTCTGATGCAGAAGCATTGGCAGACGTTCAAAACTCTGATACAGATACTAAGCCAGAACATATACGCAGAGATGTAAATATTACTGTAGAAGAAATTAACCTAGGAGCAGGTTCTGAGTTGTAAAATAACTCATTTTCCTGTACAATAAATTATGCCAATTTCAAGAATGCAAAATCCAAGACAACTTTACGGACTAGGGAGTATAGTTAAATCCATAGGTAAAGGTGTTAAAAGTATTATAAAATCACCT